ATCGAAGACGATCAGTACGGCATTATCAAGCAGGTTCCCAAGGCCCATGCTCGCAGCGCCATGTTTGCGCGTGAGCAGGTGTTCTGGAACGTGTTCAATCTCGGGTTCTCCACGATCACCACGACCGATGGCGTTTCGTTGTTTAACACTCAGCATCCATTGCTGGGTGGAACCGCAGCGACCGCTCTTGGGCCGGGTCTCACCAACGTGATCTTCGCGGCTGGCACCTACCCGAATCGTCCTTCGCCTGACGTTGATCTTAGCTTCACTGCGGTGCAGCTCATGGTCAACCAGTTCGAGCGCATGATTGATTCGCAGGGTATCCCGATCCGCGTGAAGCCCCGCACGATTTTGATTCCGCCTGAGCTGAAGTTTATCGCTCGCGAGATTCTGGGCAGCGGCGGAAAGCCCTACACTGGCGATAACGAACTGAACGCCCTCATTGGTGAGGACTTGAAGTTCCGGGTGATTCACTACTTCACCAGCCAGAGCGCGTGGTTTGCAGTGCCAGAGAAGGAAGGCCACCAGGTTAAGTTCTTCGACCGCCATCCTATCGACACTGACTACGACGATGACTTCGATACTCGCTCGACCAAGATGATGACGTTCCAGCGCTTCAGCGCGGGCGCGACGAGCTGGGTTGGAACTTGGGGCAGCAACGGACCTTAATAGCTGACGGACCATAGGAGATTATGACGATGCGTAAGTTTTTGATGACGAGTTTGGCGGCAGTTCTCACGCTGGCATTGGCCCTTGTGCCTGTGCCAGCGGTAGCGCAGGGTATTAGCCAGCCGATCTATACGACTTATGTAGCTGGCGCGGCCTATACCAACGCCACGACCGGCTTCACTAGCGTTGTGGGTGGCACAGCGAATGGTGGGCTTAGCTTTCCAGTTGCAGCTAGTCAGACCTACCACGCCAATTGTTACATCACTTGGCAGGGCAGCGCTAACACGACTGGGCCAAAATATCAGTTCACTGGGCCGGGGTCACCAACCGCTGTGGTACTTGGGGTGTTCTCAAACATCACCTCATCCACTTATACAGCGGGCGTGGTTACTGCGTTTGCGACTCCATTCGCGAATGCTGGCACCGTAACAGCTACCACTAACTTTACCGACTGGGTAGCGCTGACTGTAGTTAATGGCGCGAACGCGGGTACAGTGGTTCTTCAGATGGCGGCAAACGGCGCTGGCACCCTTACGGTACAGCCCGGCAGCTATTGCATTTGGCAGTAAGGAGATGAGATGGCGAACAAGTTTGTAACTTTTCTTGAGCACGTAGGAACCGACATTGAGCATGGCGTCGAAAAGACGCTGGCGTTTATTAAGCCGATCCAGCCGCTTATCGATTTTGGGCTGAAGGCTTTGGTTCCAGAGGGCGGGTTGATTGCGCCAGTGTTTGATCGTGTGGTCATGGCGGCTGTACTCGCTCAGCAAGCGTATCAGGCACCGGGTAGCGGACCTAAGCGTGCGGCTGCGGTCATTAGCATCATTGGGCCGGAGATCGGACAGGCGCTTAATACCAAGGACGCTAGCGAAGTCAAGAAGTATATTGACGCAGTTGTGGCCTTGCTCAATCTTGCACCAGCACCAACTGCCTAACGAGGGCGTATGCTTTGGCGGTCACAACGAACGAATATTTACCATATCTGTCAGCGCTGTGGGGTGCGTCAACCGCTCACTATGATGCGCTGGCAGAATGGTCTTCTCGTGTGTGGACCAAGTGGCTGTATCGACACTGCGATTGTCGGGAGCCGCGATTTGAATGTGGCGCGACAGATTGCTGTCTATCGACACGAGCTAGAGCCTGACCAGAAGCTAACTAACCCTATCGAGCGCAAGAACGATCAGTTTGAGGTACTCTACTAATGGCACGAACTTTTGGTGCACTACTCTTCTACGACGCCGGTCATCTGGCCTTCACGGCTTCGGCAGGCACCGTTACGCTGACCCGCAACGCTGCGGACGCGGATGTGTCGCTCAACCTTGCGAACTCTACGACCGCTTCAATCACCGTGGGTGTTAGCGATGCTAAGCGGCCTTACATCACGTTTCCGGCGTTTCCGGGGCAGGGCACCGTTCCAACTTCGAACGAGTTTCAGGAGTTGTTTGGTACCTCTGCTGGTGGCCCCGGTAACCCAATGGGAGCTAGCGCGGCTACTCAGTTTGGTACGGCTGGATTTCCTTGGGGTCTTGCCATCCTAGATGTAACCGTTATCTACTCGGTAACTGGCGCTTCGTTGTCCAGCGGCACTATTGCTTGCGTTCGTAATACCTTCACCAACAATGCTGCCTTCACGACCGCTAATATCATCGCTTCGACCGCGATCACGTTGCCGGTTACGAGCGCTGCTAACGCACCTTATGTTCTCAAAACCAGCGTGGCGCAGCCGGTTGCGTATGAGGCAACTGATAACTCCGACGCTCTGGTCATATTGGACTTGGCCACTGCTGGCGGCGGAACCGCTCGCGTGTACGGCATCGCTATCCACTGCGGCATCGAGTACTCTTAAGTTATGGCAAATCTGACTAGCAATCCGTGGTCGTTTACGAGCGCGGACGTGGTTAGCGCCACGCCCGTAGCTTCTCCCAATGGCCTTATCCTTAACGCTGATGGAACCGTTACGCTAACCACTACTGCGCCTTTTGCTGTGACAGTTAACGCCACCACAAGCGCTTGGGTGACCGTTATCAGCGCGACCGCAGCGGCCTATAATGGTTTCTACAAGGTGCTGATTGGCAGCGGCGGCACAGTCTTCACTCTTGCACCACAGTTCTCGATTCCGGCTGGCACTGCTGCTAGCGGAGGCGGAACTGTAGCAGTCAATCTTTACAATGCCTATGTTCGCATTGAGGATCTTTCTTGGCAGAAACCGTCTGCTCTTGGCGACACGCTTGATCTTCGAGATAGAAACGGTAACATACTATGGCAGGCCAGTGCTAGCGGCGCAGGCCAGCAAAATCGCGGCAAGCTGTTTTGGTGCAATGGTATCACCCCTATTGTTATAACCAGTGGAGTTGTTATAGCCACAATTAACTAGGAGTTTTTGTGCGTAGTCTAATTCGAGTTTTACTAACGGCGCTGGTATTTTCTAGCGCCGCTTTTGCACAAATTATAGGAAGCGCTAGTGGTCAGGTTGGAGCTGCGCAGGTTATACCCGGCTCTCAGATCTCTACCACCAACGGCGCTCAAAGTTTCAGGCTAGTTTATACGCCTAATGGTGCACCCGCGTCGCTGTCTATTCAAATTGAGGGTAGCAGTAATGGTGGAGTTACTTATGCGTTGTGCGGTAGCGCGGCCACAGTTACCAACTCTACCACTACAATCAACTGTACAGGCACAACCTTCGATCACGTTCAGGTTAACTTGACTGTTCTTACAGGAGGAACCAACCCAACCGTGGTGTGGCAACTTACCACACTGGGCGGGCAGGTGGTATCCGTCAATTCTCCGCTGTGTTCCTTCTGTTCAACTAACACAGTTGACGCATTTACGTTGGTTGATACGACTGGTACCAAGATTACAACGTCGGACCAGATTTCAGGTGTATCTCTGTTCTATATCGACCCTTCGGCGGCTAATCCGGGGCGGCGCGTATTCTTGCGCCAATCCGCAGGTAACCTAGCGACCTCTGACTCCGCTATCACCGAGCAGTGGAACATGGCGGCTCCCGGTGGGGCTAGCTCTACCTTCAGCTACAACTCTAACTCGCACGTGCAGAACAACACAGGCAACCAAGACTGCACGCCGAATTGTAAGACCTACTCGCCGGGCGAAGTTCACTTGATGGGAACGATCTCTAAGTCCCAAGAAACCAACAATGGCGGCGTAACGCTCTATGGTACTGAAGCCCGCGTTGACTCACTTGGTTCGAACTCCGCTGCTGGCGCGAATCACAAGGGGCAGCGCTATATTGGCGGCGTCATGGTGGCGACATGGAGCGCGGTCGGGACTGGTGGAAGTTTTGGGGCGCAGGTGCATGGCGAAGAATCTCTGACGCAAATCGTCACCGACAATACTTTTTTGACAGGAGCAAACTCAGGTCTGCGTGCAGGCTTCGTGAACCGCCCCGGCCTCGGAGGCGACCCCAACGCCCGCATTGGATTCCTTGAACAAGACGTGGGTACTGGCGGTAATGGCGGCAACTTTAGCCCAATACACGGCCTTAGTGCGCCCGGCCTCAACACCGTTACACGCTGGCTTCCTACTACAACTTACCCCAACGGCGCGTTGGTATGGCCTACCCTTGTGCCAACAGGTCTCTACTACAAAATGACCACAGCGGTCAACTGCATCTCGAATACAGTTGAGCCGGGAACAGGAAATCAAGCCGCGATTGAATGGCCCTTCGCCTCTGGCGGCACGATTACCGAAACGGCCAACGGCGGCAACGCTTGCGTTTGGCAGGAGGTTCGCGTTCGCTCTGAAGCCTTTGGCAAAGGCGCAAATTCAGGCAGCGCTACCGGCTTCGATACTGCAGTGGGCGACGGCTCAACCGCAACAGGTGGCGCGTCAAATGCAGTAGGTGCGCTTGCAAATTGTACTTCTGCCGGATCGCAGTGCTATGGAGAGGGAGCAACCGATACCGCTGCCAATCAAGTTGTCTATGGCTCGAACGGCGCTCCAGCCCTGCACTTCTTCTACGGTCGCGGCGTAACCAGTGCCTCTGCGCAAGCGGTCGATTTCAACATTACAGGCGGAAGCGGAACCAACATTGCAGGCGGCGCTCGTATCATGCGAGCGGGCGCGGGCACTGGAAATGCAACGCCAGCTATTCAAGAGTTCGATGGCACAGTAGCATTGGCGTCCGGCACGACGGCGCAAAGCCAAGTTGCCCGCTTTGTGCTCAACGATACGAAGACTTTGACATCTGGAGTGGCGGCAACTTTGTTGAGCATTCCACTGGCCGCCGATCAAACAGCGGGCGGTTCTATAAACTTCACCGCTTTGGCCACCGATACAGTAAATCACCTTAACTGTTCTACTTCGGGGGAAGTAACCTATTCGGCAGAAAACTCTGCTGGTGTTTTCGTGACAAGCTCGCAGATTTTAGGCACGAATGCGACAGCTTGCACCGTTACCTTAACGCTAACCTGTACAACTGCGATCACAGGAGCTAACCCAAGCCTTTTGCAGATCACTTGCACGCTGGTGAATATGGCGGCTCCAACGTCGTTCAATGTCGTCTATACGGTTGACCATCACGGCGGAACAAACCCAACGTTGTAGAGCAGGTTTAGTATGGCACTTAACATTAGACCAGATGGTAACTTCGAGATCATTTATGCTGGCCCCTACACTGGCATCAATGTTCAAAAGCCTGCGAATCTGATCGCAGACAGCGACACTCCTGCGTCCAATGACTTCATCTTCCGCAACTCAGAACTGACTAGCCGCTGGGCGTTCGTACCAACCTTCACCACTGCAACGCTTGGCCAGATCAGCGCGACTGGTTTCTTTAACAACGTGTTGTGGGCGGCAGTGCAAGGCCACGGCCTCTACACCTACAGCTTCGGTACTAACCTGTGGACTCTAGTAGCTGGCAGCGGTGGCCTCACCCAGCCTATAGCCTCATGGCGCGTATTCAACAACATTCTCTACCTGACCATGCAGGGTCAACCTACGCTGTCCTCATGGGATGGCGTTACCTTCACTCTCAGCATTGCAACGGTAGCAGGCGGCGCTACCACTGTGGGCGCGTGGTTTCTCGATGAGCTATCGCAGCAGTTGCTCATGGCCAACACAGTCGAGAGCGATCCCTCTACGCATCCCACACGCCTGCGATGGAGCGCTGTCAACTTGCCTGCGGTGTGGGACCCAACCGTCAACACTAATGCAGGCTTCAACGACTTCATTGACGTGCCTGATCAAATCACCAGCTTGATGATGCTTGGGCGTGTGGGCTACATCTTTCGCACCGATGGTATCACCGAGATCGACCCCACTGGCAATGGTAATGCGCCATTTCAGTTCAACCACTTGTGGGCCTCACAGATCGGCGTTGGCAATACGCCCTTCTTTGCCAGCGCCCAATATGGCCTAACCGGCGCGTTTGTCGCTCGCGATAACGTTTATAGCATCCAAAGCTATCAGCTTCAACCAATCGGTGGCAATGCCCGCGATGCCATCATGAACGACATAGCACTTGCCGGTGGCGCTAACCTATTTGGCGTGGTTATCCCGCATTTGGTTTCCGGTACGCTGCCAACCTTTACGCCGGGCTTGGGAACCACCCAGCTCACATCGGCCATCTATCTGAGCTATTGGTTGTTCATGCCCAACAACGTGGCTGGCTCAATCACAGGCACTAAAGTCTGGGTTTACTCCTTTGAGGACAACAACTGGACTACCTTCAACCTGCCCGGCAGCCGTGTGTTCGGCCGCCCCGCACTAGGAGTCGATAGCTTCGGCTCAAGCGTGATGGCAGTTCCCTGTCTTACCCTCAGCGGCAGCTCCAATACTGTAGCGGTATTCAACGCCTTCAACTTCAACGATACAACGCAGGGGTCCTCGCACACTTACAAGATAGAAGACGTGTTCCCCAACATGGTGCCTACCATCCGCCGTGTGGTGTTAACCTACCGCAACTTTGGCATCACCCCAGTTACGCTTACCATCACTGGCACTAACGATTTGGGCGCGAACATCACATCAACCACGACAGTCACGCTTGGCAACGCAATAGCTACAGCTACCACAATGCTAACCGCTTTCGTGGACATCAGCTTCACTGGCTTCCGCCCACAGCTCACCATCTCCAAGGCGGCAGGCGCGGGGCCACTTAGCATCGTCATGACCACGATCGTTGGGCGGGTCGAAAAGACCACGCTGTAGAAGGGGACCTTATGGGACTGAACGTCATCGGCACCGAAGGAGTAGGGCATGGGTAAAGTCATTCGCACGCTAGCAAATCCGGCAAGTCCACGGTCGCTTCAGGCCGTGGTGGAGACCGTGACCAAGCAGTTTGGGGGGCACATCGGCTTCGGCAACGCTAACGGTCTGGCGTTCGGCACCGCCAGCACGAACACGGTTGCTAATCAGGATCAGACCAAGAACCTCGATGGGTGGATCGCTACGGGCGTGTCCGCTGGCGCTGGTGTTGCCTTCACTGTGACGCACAACCTGCCTCGCATCCCTATCGGCTTCATAATGATTCGCCAAGACGCGCCCGACATTCTGTTCGACAGCGGGGTGGCTTGGACAGCAGCTACGCCCTCGACGCTAGGCACGATCTCCCTCAAGGCCAACAACGGGGGCAACAGATACACCATCTTCATCATCTAACCTACCGCCAACAGGTGCCATCAGTCCACTAAGGTCCCCTGCTTGGCGTGGGCGGTATAATGGTAGCATGGCCAATGTAAATGTCAACTTAGCTGGGATGTCGCTGCAAGTCTATGATATCCTTGGTGGTTTCTTCCGCGTCAACGTGCAGGAGACTACGATCACGCTGCCTGCCAGCACGGCTGCTTATGAGGCGTATCTGCTGATTGCGAGTGGTGCGGGCACGGTGCTTCCAATGCCAGCCGCTACGATCTGGTTTGCGATCATTCACAATTTGAGCGCGACTGCTAACTTAACGGTGCAGGCTCAGCCTGTAGGTGGAGCGCTGCCGAGTGCGGCTAACTCTCCTGTGCTGACGCCGGGTGGCATCTATATTTACGCCAATCAGGTTGAGACAACGGGCGGGTTGACGGCCATTACGTTGGTGCAGAGCATTGCTAGCCAGCCGGTTGAGTTCTTACTAGCGACATAAAGGACGATATGGTTCCGGGTGTAAACGGACGAACGATTAACGATCTTGTGCAGGGCGTGATTGACGCGCTTCAGGGGCGCACCGATATCACTGCGATTATTCCGCGTTATATCAAGCGGGCGCTGCAAGAGCTGACGATCTCGATGGCGTTTGAGGAGTTGCGACGGACGGGACCACAAGTAACGCTAACGGTTGGACAGCCGATCTATCCGGTATCGACGTTCCTGAATAGTGGGGATGATTATAACTACCCGGAAGCGTTTGTGATCTTTGTCGATCCCGGTACGAATAAGACGACGGATACGCTTAAGTACAAGACGCCCAAGGCAATCGAGATGATGATTTCTCCTTCGACACAGGGCACGCCGGGCTACTTCACGCGGTTTGGGACGAACTTTCATTTGGGACCTGTGCCTAACCAAGCGTTTACTGTGTTCTTGCGATATCAGGTGAGGTATCCCTTTCCAGCGGCCTCAGACTCGACATCGCTGTTGGGCGTTCCATTGTTGATTCCAGACGACTGGGAAGAGATTGTCGAGTACGCGGCGGCGGAACGCATCGCGTTTGTGAAGCGCTGGAACGAGCAGCGCAATGATATTCACCAGTTGCTTTATGGTGATCCAGAGTTTATGGAAAGCGCTGGTAAACGCGGGCGACCGGGGCTGTTGAGCGCCCGGCTGTTGCAGGTTGAGCGCGATCAAAAGTTCGACACACGGCAGCTTGGGTTTACAGTACCGCGATATAACGGGCGCTAACGAGGGCGCACACAATGGCTATGAATACGAACCTTGCGGGCATGTCCCCCATTTTGGGAGCGGGCGCGAATAGCGCTGGCTCGCAGCAGGCTGTACCGGGCGCAACTTCGATGAACACGCCTGCTATTGGCGGCGCGACGAACACTTTCTTGCCCAGCTATCCAACTGGCGCGAATGCAGCTCCGATGACTTCGCCCTTCAGTGGGGGCACTGTGGCGACGGCTGGGGCGGACCCCGGTTACACTGCTACGTCGCCGGGTATGCCTGACTTGAGCGCTGGCTTTGCTGCTAATGGGCCGGGTGCGAATGCAGGATCGAATCCGCTGAGCGCGTTTACTGGCACCAACTTGGCTAGCTCGCTGGGGTTGAACGCGCAGAACAATCCCAACGCGGCACATGACTTTGTGAAGGCTATGCACAAGGCGGGCTATAGCGCTGGGGTAGCGGGGCAGCTTTGGAACTTTCTTCAGAGTGGGGCTGGCTTCAATCCTCAGATTGCGCAGTCGGTGATTAGCTCGTATCAGGCGGCGCAGCAACCGGGAGTGAACCGGGGCGAGCGAGATTTGATGGCTCAGTTTGGAAACATGGGGCTTGGGGCTAGCTCAGCGGCGGCGATTGGCATGGGCGATTATCTTAGTCAGGTGAACGCTTCGCAGGGCGAAGTTGAGGGCAAGATTCTCGATCAGATGTATCAGCAGTCGATTCAGAACTACATGGCTGTGTTGATGGGCGGCAAGGGCAATCCACCGAAGGGGCTGTTTGATAACATCCTCGGCTACATGAACGCGGCCTCGGGTGATATGCAAGCGGCAGCGTCGATGGGGGTATAATGGGAGACGAACTCGCACAAGCAATGCAAGGCAACTCAGGACCACTGGCAGGCGGTGGGCAGCCTGCGCCTGCTCCTCAGCCGGGGGGCGGGGGTGGAGCTATGGACCCTGAGATGCTCAAGAAGATGATGGCGCAACAGATGCGCACGAAGCAGGGTCTCGCGCCTGTACGGCCTGATCCTAGCGCTGGGAAGCCGGGCTTCGGAACGATGGCTGCTGGTGGGCTGTTGGGTATGTTTGTGCCTGCACTTGGGGGCGCACTGATTAAGTCGGTCAAGCAGCATAAGGAAACTCAAGTCAACGCAGCGGTTAACGATTACTCCGTGCTCAATGATGAGCTGGAGATGGCCGATCTGATGGCGCAGGGTGATGACAAGAAGCGCGAGCAAATCTTCCAAGACTCTCCGCGAGTCAAGGCTATCTTGGGCGATCCCAAGAAGCAGAAGAACATTGCCAAGGTTTTTAGCATGGACTGGATGAACCCTGATAAGGGGAAAGATTCCGTCTATCATCAAGGCTTGCAGCGCTTCATGAAGCTGAAGCCCGCGTCTGAGCTAGTTAAGAAAATGTCAGGCATGATTAAGGGCCACAAGGAGCAACAAGCGCAAGGCGGCGGGCAACCTCAGGGTGGGCAACCGGGTGGTGGACAGCCACAGCAGGCCGGTCAGAATGTAGGGCAGATGGCGCAGCAGTTGCCGCGTCAGATGACTGCGCCTGATCCAAATGGTGTGAAGGCGCTGGCTGAGGCCAAGCACGCAGTCGATGCGGGCGAGGCAGCTACTCGCGAGAAGTATGACATTCGTCCAGACGCGAATGGTGAGATTGTTGCGATTGATAAGACTGATCCCAACAAGGTGGTGCGAGTTACGGACAAGGATGGGCGCACGGTAACGGGCGCGGCTAAGGGTAAGAATGGGCCTATGCTTGTCGATAGCGTTCCGGTTGGAATGTATTGGAACGGCAAGCCCTACACGCCGAACACGCCGGGCTGGACCGCACAGATGGCAAAGGAACTTGAGACTTACAAAGCGGCCTATGCTACAAGTGAGGCTGGCAAGGACCATCGCATCAAGCTGGCTGCCGATTCGCGAGTGATGTCGTTCATGAACACTCGCGAGTATGCTGCGATCAGCAAGAACGGGGATTTGGTCTACGCTACGCCTGCGGAGTTGAAGTCTGGTGACTATGCTCCGGCATCGCAGGGCGTGCAGGCTAAGAACCGGGCACAGATTTTTCAGGAGATCGACTACACCAAGAACATGCTCAAGGAGTCAATTGCTGCGCTGCCTGATGACGCATTCGATGCTACCTCGCGTGCGCAGATTGCAGCGGTCCTGCGTGATGAAGACCCGCGTAGTGCGTGGCAGAAGTTTCTTGGATCAAGCGCTGCGGAGACGTTAGGCGATGAGAAGCAAAACTATGTGACCGCTTTGATCGCACTGAACGAGTCGGCTATGTCGCTTCGCTCGCTTGGTGGCATGGGTGGAGGTAGCGATCAGCTTCGTAATGCTATCTTCAAGATGCTGCCGGGTGCAGGTACGCCCAGCAAGTCTTACGCTAATCGGCAGCTTCAGTTGTTCGAGGGCGAGGTCAACGCGCTGAGCAAGAGCACGCCCCACATCGGCAAGTCTGACGCTCAACCTAGCGGGGGTGGTGCGAGCTACACACCTAAGTCTGGTGAGAAGCCTGTGCGTGATAAAGCAGGCAAGCTGTTGGGTTACACGATGGATGGAAAACACTTCTCAAAGAAACTCTAATGCCAAAGAATCCGCCACAACTCGAAGCACTACCAAGTGATGCTGTAGTAGGTGAAGAGCTCCCTGCCGATGCGATTGTAGGTGCAGCCGCAACCTCCACGGCCACGCCACAAGCGCAACCTGCTGCAACACCGCAGGGGCAGTTGCCGTGGTATAAGTCGATGGATCATCGGCATCATCGCGATCCGTTTGAGGTTCTGCAACAGTGGGCAAGCCGTGGTAGAGAGACGATTCAAGGTGCTGGAGATAAGGGGCAGCTTAGCCCTGCCATGACTGGCGTGGGGACATTTGCGGCTGGCTCGCTTGAATCTATTGGCAAGATGGGGCATGGTGCGGTTCAGCCTAAGAACGCCGCGCTGGCAACTGCGGGTATGGTGCCGGGTCTTCAAATTCCGGTTGGCGCAGCTATGGCTGGTATGGGCGGCAAGCAAATGTATGATGCCACGCTTGGCAAAGACAAGAACGCGCCCATGGCAGATCGTTTAGAGAGTGGTCTTCAAGGCGCTGCGGGCGTTGTGGGTGGCGCTGCAACGATGGGTGCTCGGCCTGCGACTGCTCTGCTTGAGAAGAACACCGCTGTTGAGCACGTCTCGAATGCAATCAATCCGTTGCCAAAGGACATGCCCGGCCTGCGTGAGACGCTTGAGGGGCAGATGGACACCCTAGCCCGCACGGCAAAGGAGAGCGGCAAGCCAATTCGTACCATGAAAGATTTTGTGGACGTGGCTGAGCGTGCAGCCGAGAACGACCCCTACCGCAAGACCTTTATCGAGCCTAACCGCGCGGTTGAGGTCAACTTGAAAGAGAATTCGATCAAGGGCTATAAAGGCGATACGATGGGCGGCACCGGCGATCCTTACGCTTCGGTTGCACAACTTGATGAGCGACTAAGTACTATCAACAAGACCCTTCGACCACGTTATGAGTCTGGCGGGAGTGGTTCGCCTAGTGCGACCTCCAAGGTTGGAGCTGAGCAGGCACAAGCGCTAGCGAAGGAAGCGACCGACATTCGGTTGACGCTCTCGAAGGTGATTGGGCAGAAGATGGGCATTGCACCCGATTTCGTTTACAACGCTCGTGCGAACTACGGGCAGCTTAAAGAGATCGCTTGGGACGCTCAGTTCTCGATTGATGAGATGGCGCGTGGCTCAAACAAAATTAAGAATCAACCGATCAAGGTTGGCACGATCTATCCTAAGGTTAAGAACATTCAGCTTAGCCCTCGCAGTGGTGCGGATGCTCGCGTGGCGCGGGTGTTTAGCAAGTATCAACCGCAAGCGGCAGCACAGCCTCAGGCGGTGCCGCCGCCTCAGCAACCGCCAGTGAAACCTCGCACGCCAGTTTGGGAGGGCAAAACTGAGGCGGGCCAAGCGCCACCTATGGAAACGCCGCAGGGGATGACGCCGACACAGGCGCGTAGTGCTCGTGAGGGTGCCGCGTTTGATCGGCAGATGGGGCGGGTGACTGGACAACCAGAAGCCAAGCAGACGTTTTCGCTTGGGCAACCGACGCCTGTTCAGGGTGCGCCAGATGTTATGGAGTATCCAATCAACAAGGGCGGCTCACGTGTGGGTCATGCGAGGGTGGCAATCAAGCCTGACGGCACCGCAGATGTAGGATGGCTTGGGCCTGACAAGCGTGGGGCTGGTGGAAACCTTGGGCTTGGTAGTGAGGGCGTTAAGGAACTGATGCGCCAGATCAAGCGCGATCATCCAGAGATCAAGCGGTTCAGTGGCTTGCGGACTGGGCGGACTGGTAGCAGGCGGTTGCAACAGATTGATTCGCTTAATCCGCTTGGGCAATAATGTTAGAATGACAATAGGAGAAATACCATGAGTTTTTACGGTTTGAAGGAAGACGCCAAGGCGGCTATCCACGATATCGAGCTGAGCAACGACATTGGTCACAGCAAAGGGGGCGCTAGCTCGCCTATTCATGCTGGCGTTGATACACCGGGCGGGGCTGCAATGCACGCCAAGCCTAGCGGCGAGACTCAGCATGTTGGCCGTCTGCGGGCTGGCATTAAGACGCCGAAGACCCGCACTGACACTCTCACGCGGAAGTACGCCGCATCGGGTAGCTAATGCACAGGCGAGATCGAGTTCCAGCACATTCGAAGGGTGCGCTCCAAGCCGGGCACAAGGTTGGGGTGGGCAATGTTCATCCCAACCCTCCTGCGAGCGTGCACAATCCGATTCGGATGATTTGTCCGATCACAGCCAACCGCGCCTTGCGGCAAGCTGACTATCACAAACGCCACGGCAACTAAGTGAGGCAGCGTGAAGGCCCCCGAGAACGTCACAGCCTGTGTCGTGGACTACGGGAACTTCCTGTGTCTTGCGGAGAAGCTGGGCGAAACATACCGCAAAGTCTATTACTACAGCCCTCACGAGACTGAGTACCGCGAGGTAGCTCGCTGTGTCCTCGGTGAGGGTATCCCTACAATTGAACGTTGTAACGAGCCGCTCGACCTGATTGGTAAGGTCGATCTCTGGGTGTTCCCTGACATCGGCTTTACCGGCCTGCAACGCCACCTTGTTGCGCAGGGTGCCGCTGTTTGGGGCAGCCGCGATGTCACCAATATCGAGCTTGAGCGTTCAACCTTCCTCAAGGTGCTCAAAGAAGTTGGCCTGCCTGTCGCGCCCAGCACTGTGGTTAATGGTCTTGGCTCGCTCACTACGCTGCTCAAAAAGGCGCATGACAAGTGGGTGAAGGTCGATTGCTACCGCGAGAACATGGAAACGTGGCACCACATCGACTATGAGCACTCGTTGCCGATGCTGCGTCACCTCGCCAGCACATTTGGGGGCGCAAGCGAAAGCATCACCTTCGTTGTGCAAGACCCTATCCCCAACGCTCAAGAGTGCGGCTATGATGGCTTCTGTATTGACGGTCGCTTCCCTCGCGTGTCGTTTCAGGGGTACGAGAAAAAGAATGAGCTGTATCTAGGCTCAGCGCTGCCCGCACGTGAGCATCCCAAGGCGGTACAGATGGTCAACGCGGCGATGGCACCCTTTCTTAAGGCCCAGCGCTACCGCAACTTCTTCGCTACCGAAATCCGCGATGAGTATTTCATCGATCCGACCCCTCGCATGGCAGGCCAATCACAGGAGCACCTCCTTGAGACCTGCACCAATCTGGCTGATATCATTTGGGCGGGTGCGAATGGCGAGCTGATCGAGCCTGAGTTTGCGGCCAAGTTCGCAGCGAGCGCCACGCTTCACTACAAAGAAGTGCTGGGCGAAAACTGGAAGGCGCTCACGATTCCGCAGGGTATCCAGCGCTGGTTCAAGCTGGCAAACCACTGCCGTGTGGGCGAGACCTACCACTTTCCACCGGGCCGCAACGACGAAGTGGGGGTTGTGACCGGCTATGGCAACTCGGTTGAGAAGGCCATTGGGGCCGTTCAAGCGCACTTGGAAGCGGTCAAGGATGAGCCAATCGAGGCCAATTTGAAGGAATTCGCAGACTTGCTGGCGGATATTGAGAAGGCCCAAGCGGCCGGAGACAAGTTTAGTGACAAACCACTGCCCAGCGCGGAGGTAGTACTGAAATGACACTCTTAGATCAACTCAAACGAGATGAGGGGTTACGGTTGACTCCTTATCGCGACAGCGTTGGCAAGCTGACGATTGGCTATGGGCGCAACCTCGACGCTGAGGGTATCAGCGCTGACGAAGCGGAGTACATGCTTCACAACGACCTGATCGCCCACACCCAAGCCCTTGAGAAAGCCCTGCCGTGGGTGACCACGCTCGATCAAGCCCGCCATGATGCGCTCGTCAACATCGCGTTCAACGTTGGCGTGCCGGGCCTGCTTGAGTTCAAGAAGACCCTAGCGCTCATACAGGCGGGTGAGTACTCGCTGGCGGCGGAAGAGTTGATGCGCTCGAAGTGGGCCACCCAGGTAGGCGTTCGGGCCGAACGTTTGAGCGCTCAACTACGAATTGGAGTTTATCAGTGAAAAAGGTAATACTAGCTCTCGCAATGATGCTGGGCATGGCGTCCGCTCAAACGGTTTCGTTCTATACCGACCGCGCAGTAGCGCCCAACCCATTCGCAATCCAAGGCGTGAACAACCTGCTGCTGGCGCTGCCCAACGCGCAGGTGCGAGTGTGTCCCTATAGCCAGCCGATCACCTTTGCTAATTGTACGCCGCTTGCCAACATCTTCGATGTGAATGGTAACGCTATCTCGAACAGCATTGGTGGCAGCTTTGGGCAGCTCTCAACTGACATCACTGGGCGCTTCGCTTTCGGTTGCACCAGCGGTAGCACTCTGATCGTTCAGGTAGCGGCGGCGTTTAACAACTCACCCTCTCTTAGCTACCCAATCGTGTGCCCCAACAGTTCTCTCACGAACATTGTTGGCCCCCTCAATCTGAATGGCAACACCATTTCGAATGCGATCTTGAATGGCGCGGGTGGCAACAACTCAGTTGCTCTTCTGAACCAGCAAGCCACAGTAGCAGCGATCACCGGCACAGGAGCGGACGCAACGCTTTATACCTTCGCTTTGCCTGCCAATGTTGTGTCTGCCGGGCACGGCTTGAAGATCGTAGTCGTTAAGTTGCACACACAGGGCACCGCAGCGACGACCTACAAGCTAAAGATTGGCGCTACCACATGGCGTAGCGATACCTTCACAGTGCAGGCCGCGAACAGCCAGAATGAGGTTCTGACCTACTACATCTACAACAACGCTGGTGTGCAGAACACTCAGAACGGCTACAACGCCTATTGGATTTACAACGCTTCTGCCCCAGCTAGCGGCACTATAAACATGCTGATCGCACCGCTCACGGCAGCGATTGATTTTACTCAGGCCCAGACCATTTCGTTCACGTTTAACGTGGCCGCTACGGACAAAGAAGCTGGGCAATTTTGGAGTGTGGAGTTACTACAATGAACCA